CCTCAAGTACCTACTATGTCGCCCACCAACAAACCATCTATCCATTCGACGATTCTGCCTTCGCCGGTAAACTCCCAATAGTCTATCTTGGCTACCACAACAACCACTTTGCTGCTCTCCGCCCTGTCTATGCAAATCCAACAAAACCATTCACTCTTTCAAACTACAACCCCAAAAGTCTCAAAAGTCTAAAACTTTCATCCAAAGTCCCAGTTCAGGAGTCACACGCCGTCCCAGAACCCGCAGAGCCTGAACAAAACACCAGAACCCCAGCTCAACAACCACATGCCGTCCAAAATCCCAACAACTCCGAACAAGATGTTAAAGTCGAACCTCAGCCAACCGTTAGAACCCAAATCGATGATCAGAAACCTGTCGTACCAGTCCAACCCGAGACCAAGGTTGATAGCACTCCAACCGTAAAACCTGTAGTCGAACCAACTCCCGTAGAAACCACACCCGTAGTAACCCAAGAACCAAGCAGACCTGTCCCAGAAATCCACACAACGCCCATTAGAAATTCCCGTCCTGATTCAACTCCACCTACCACCGATCAAACTAGTGCCACACCAGATACACCCAAATGCAGCACCACAGTACACACCCCCGTCTCAAAGATCCAACCCGAAGACAAAACATCGGAGAAATGGTCAGACTCCGAAGATGATAGTGACACCGAAAAGCCCAGCACAGACCACTCCTGCCCGTGTCAGAACCCAAATTCTCTCACGTCCCTTCTGTCATCTATAGGGTACCCCGCTCATATTCTGGACGATATAATACACACTAAGTTCAACTGCAAAGTGAATGAAGCGTGTCTCAAATGTCTCTCCAAAGCCATCAACACCGCCATCGTTCAACGCACAGTCGTAGTAACCCCAAATAGTCAAGGGAAAGATCAAGTAGTTTATGCCAGACCAGTTACATATGGGAAAGCCTCCGCCAAGATTCACCTAGATGTAGAAATAGATGTTAGCGATTTAGGACAAACGCGATGGACTATGTCTGGAGGTCCTGCACAATTCAACACCGTCAAGCACTTAGAAGACCTAGATGATACCCAAGTCATCAAACACCCAGTTAGTTGGTCCCGATTTGGAATATTAGTTCATGTACCAGCAGATGGTAGATGCGCTTACTCCGCCCTAGAAGCATCAGCACGCATGCTAGGTTTGCATTCTAGATTT